TAGACCTTTCGTGGGAAGAAATGCCGTCTTATCAGTAGATTACTCTAGAGTATAGTTATGAGGACTTGTAGCAATTTCTGTGTAGAGTTTCTTCTCTTCACATATCAATCCATATATAAACAAATTATATAGTTTACAATCTTTATCTGTTGCATATGATAAAAACCTATCTGTCAGCGATTTACCTTTTGTGGAATAAGATACAACATCAGCTCCTGTCTTGACTGTATCTATGGTAGCGCCCAATTGAGGCAACACCAAACTACATCCAAATTGAAGTGAAATTGTTATAAGAATTATAAAGTTGTTGATAAATTACCAGTCTTCAGCTTTTGAGTAACCTTCGAAGTCATCTAAATCACGAACATCAGGAACATCTATAGCGAAGTCTTCTGCCTTAACGGCGATGCCTTGCTGTAGGAGTCTAGCGTGGGCGATTCGGTCTGGTTGTTTGTGTTGTTCTATCATTGATGCTGATATTTTGTCCTTACCTGCCTGTGTCATAACTAATTCTTTTTTGTATGAACAGGGTTTAGAACAGTATGCACCTTTCTTGCGGTGTATTTCGCCACATGTGGGACATTCTTTTTCTCGATAGACATTAGGCATTATCTAGTTTTCTTGAGTGTCTTATCTGTTACATTATATAACCATGAGAACAGTTTATATGCAAACATGCCAATGACCATGAATGGGAATACGGCTACAATAGCTATTAATATTGTACTGTAAGCCACAATATCAACTAAAGTTTCAAGTATTCTTCTTAACAGTTTCCGCAGCATCATCCAACTCCAGTTTATAAATTCTATTTCTATAGTCTTGCACTATAAAGTTTAATTTCTTTCTGAGCTCAGTATCTTTAACAGCATAAAGATTGGTTGTTAGGTCAACGGCCATACTATCCAATAATGCATGGAACTTTTCTTTTAGCTCTCTGTTTATCATATATTTTCTATAGTTTACTTTTATTTTTGGCATAATGTATTCTCATGAGGTTCAATTGATTGATTTAAAATAGTTCTTATGGTCTTTGTCATCTTTTGTATAATGGCTAATCATATCATCTACGACATCGACATATTGTCGGTCTTCAAGTTCAAGTTGTGTATAGAATTGGTGGATTTCAGTGATAAGAGCCGCAACCTTAGATGGAGAAGTCACATGTATATTTGCATCTACATAATCTTCTAATTGATTCATCTTATTGTTGATAATATCTCTAATTTTCGTGTCCATAGAAGCCCGAGTCTTTTATAAATTGTTCTGTTATCTTCGGGTATAATTTACCCAAATTTTGGTCTTTCACTGCTAATAAAACTTTCACTTCATCTACATGTATATCTTTTAGTAAATCAACAAAATGCATCTCTCGTCTAAAAGATTCCATATTTGGATTTTCTTTTGTATAGACATAGAGCTTTTTTATTTCTGCAGTTAGCAGACCATTTAGACCAATATTATGTGGATTGGGTTCAAATGGTGGGTCGCCGTCTGGCAACAAAAACTTATATTCGGGGTCAAATGCATACTTAAATAAAAGAGAGAGAATTGGTTTCTTCTCTTCATAATCTTTTATTTTAGATGTATCACTATTTATTTCTTTTAAAATCTCTGGAATGTATTTCTTCATACCAACCAGACATAACATCCAATAGAATTCAATGCAATGAAATATATGTTCTGTAAAAATAGAGGTAAGTTTTTATACTTAACACTAAACTCATATGCTAATATGACATGAGCAATAACAAATACTGGGAAACAAAACTTATAGTAGGGTAATTGCAAGGCTAATGCTGTTGCACCTGTTACTAATAAGCCAGTTGAAATCCATTTAATGTCCACTACTTAATTCTTTTGGACTTCATGGTCAAATCATCTTCTTTAAGTTTGGCAAGACGAGTTTTGACCCATTCTGCCTCTTCAGGAAATTCTTTTAATGTTTTCATTGAGTTTTCAATATGCCACATTATCTCAAACATTTTCTTTTTAGAACTCCAACCTTCTTCTGGATGGCTTGCATAAAAATCTAAGTCATCTAGATATTCCCATACAGCGCCTTCTTGGTCGCCTTTATCAAATGGATTCATCATAATTTAATACTCCTTTTATCCCTCACCGGTTATTCGGTGATATAATACTACGAACTCATCATGAGTCGAAACTTCTTCTGCTAAATTTTGATTGTGATACACTCTAGCCATCTTAGAAATAACTTTTTTAGGTATCTCAAATTTTTCATGTAGATTACTCACGATTTCTTTCATCAATTCTTTCTCAGCACTGGTTCTTAGCATACAATTGCTAATCTCTTGCATTGCACCTGATATTTCTTTCTTATCTGCATCACTGATTGCTGTCATCATCTAGCTCCTTGGTTGATTTTGAATGTTTAATCTTTCGATTATACTTTGTCTTGTCTTTCTCGACCTTGTGACCAAATGGCGAATCTATACTAAACAATTCTATTGCTCTTCTAGTCCAAGGTTTAGGTTTTTGTGGTATCATTGTAAGTCTTCATCATATGGGTCTTCGCCCTCATTATCATCAGACCAACCATGTGTCCAATCTGGTGAGTCGTTGAGCCAACTAAAAATCTTTTCATAGGCATCGTGTTCGCTTGATGCTAACACTCTAAACACAGCCTCGCCATCAACAAATTTTAGTTGAAATGGCATATTCTTTGGCATCTTAAATGGTTTTTCAATACTCACTTCTATGTCAAAATACTGCATTGCCTTGATTTTATCAATTGCTTCTGTAACTTGCCAATCACCTATCATTCTGACTCCGGTTCTATTGGTGTAACTGATGACATAAAATCATCAACCTGTTCTGCTATAGTTTCTTCACTGCTAAGGTTAACTATACCATTTACTATAATATCTGTAACTGGTATTGGATTGTCTGCACCAATATCTGGTTCTACACAGTTGACACAAATTCCATTTTGAGATTCTGGTTCTTGATATGTCCATAACATTGATATTATTATAACAAAACCTACCAATAAAAGAGGCAGTCTTTTGTTAGAATAAAATAGATGTATGTAAAACATTTTCAATGAATCTTGGCATTTTATTAGTTCCGTTTTGATTCGGTTAAATATCTGGCGATTATTCATTGATAAGAAGTGTTACTTGTTGAGGTTGGTATTCTGAAGGCACTACAAGGCTTATTTCAGTTGCCGGTGCAGCTGCTTGATAATGTTGTTCTACTGCTTCGTAGAAAAACATAAATGTGTAAAGTAAAACATAGTCCATAATATAACTCCATAATATAAATTAAATTTGCTTATTCAGATGAAAAAGCTTCAATCATTCTTTTGTTTCTTTCTTTATTATTTAATAAAGTTTCTTTTTCTTGTTGTTCTAGTTCTTGCTGATGGTTCTCAGCACTAGCAAGGTCATCTTGTTGCTGTGTATCAGTCATTTTACCATTCCTTTTGGGATTAGATTTAAAATAAGTGCCTTTTGAGCATCTCTATTTATACCCTTATTCCGTCCCAGGTATTTTTTGTTTATTTTGAATCAGATAATATCTATATCTTTTCAAATAACTTAATGCTCTTTTTGGTTCGTGTATTGGATTTGGTAAAGGACCAAACAATCTGTCCATGTCGTCTACTATCTCTTGAGCTTCTTCATCAGGTATTTGGTCTTCACCTAAAACTATCAAATGAAAGTTCTCACTACTCCATATCCATATAATACCGCCATCATTACATTTATTATGATAACGCTAGGTTCACGCCAGAGACTTCCGATGTAAACCCAACCGATACCTGCTATAGTACCTAACCAGACATTTAGTGGGAACATTTCTAATGCAGATGCTAATGCACAGCCACATGCAGCTATCGTAGATAACCACTTAACCCAAAATGCAAATGTTGATTGATTTGATATCATAATACAAGGAGTATAACATTATTTCGAGTGTTTTTGAGGCGAACTTTGGAGTCCGTAAGTGGATGGGTCTTGATGTAGAACCCAATTGACATAATCAACAGCTAAATCTTCATCTTTGAAATATTTTGTGATTACTTGCCCTGACATCATAGAGCCAACAAAGATAAGTATACTGCCTTTATAGTTAGAAAACTTAATCCACCAATAATGTTTTACTATCGGTTTATAAGTGCGTAATGATAATTCAATATCTCTCTTGATTTCTTCATTCATTATAACACTATATCTAGTATGGGTTGGGCAAACATGTTACTTTCTTGGTGAACTTCGGCTGTATCCATTGGATTTAGGTGATGAGTTATTATAAGTAATGGTGTCCGGTTTTGAGATAAGGTTATCCTTTCTAATGCGACAAGTGACCCAATCATTATAGTATTCGTGTGTGACTAGGGCGTCTCGTGTGAATATTTCGTAAGTTTCAAAATAAGACAATTCTGAACGAGTCTTACATAGATGTAGAATTTCTCTCGTAAAATGTTTCTTACCAGCCTTCTGTACATCTTCTTTGATTACCTTGTTTGAACCCCAATATTCTTCCCAATCGGACTTCACTCTGATTTTTTTCTTTTTGCCTTTTACTTGCTTTCTTGAAGCTTTGGTAAAAAACTTCTTACCTACATATTTTCTGTTATTTTGTAGATTGGTGATTAAGTAAACTATTCCAAAATACTCGCCGACATGTTCTTCAGTAAATTCTCTACCTCTAAATGTCCAATTCAATATAGATTCAACCTTTTTAATAAGTTACATTAGGATTATATGGTGCATCATCTTTATTTATAGGCTTCAGTGCCAAGTATTCGCTACAGAATGGGCAATAAGTAGGTTCATCATCAGCAGTTTCTTCACTATAACTTACTACAAATTCAGATTGACAGGTACTACAGGTGTGGTCTAATGTTTTCAAGTTTTATTTCCTTTATAACAAATTGATATTATACTGCAACAACAGGTATAGATATTTCCCGCTGTGTTTTTTTCTTTTCGTAATCAGCTAAGGCGCCTTTAATCGCATCTTCAGCTAAAACTGAACAATGTATTTTAACTGGCGGTAAAGCAAGTTCTTCTACTATGTCCATATTCTTTATTTCTTGTGCTTGGTCAATAGATTTACCTTTGAGCCAAGTTGTTACGAGACTACTCGATGCTATAGCTGAACCACATCCATATGTCTTGAACTTTGCATCTTCAATAATTCCAGTTTCTTCATTGATTTTTATTTGTAACTTCATAACATCACCACAAGCAGGAGCGCCAACCATACCAGTTCCCACTGTTGGGTCATTTTTGTCCATTGAACCTACATTTCTAGGATTTTCATAATGGTCTAATACACCTTTGCTATAAGCCATGTCTTTCTCCGTTATACTGCAAAACTACTTCCACATCCACAAGATGATGAAGCAGATGGATTCTTTATTTGAAACTGTTCTGCCATTAAAGTCTTAGTATAAGCAACAACTGAGCCGTCTAGATATTGATTAGAGTGTGCATCAACAATAACTTTTAGTTTAGTGCCTTCTAAGTCTATTACAGTGGCTTCTTCTTCTATCTTAGTTTCCCATGTAAATCCATATTGAAACCCTGAGCAACCGCCACCTTGCACAAACATTCGTAGACCTTTTATATCAGAATCAGATTCATCCGTATATAGGTCCATAATTTTGTCGATAGCGGACTGTTCAATGGTTATCATTTTTATTTCTTTTTTGCTTGTTCTTTTGTATATAATGTCCAAGCGCCATAAACAATAGCACCAACTGCTGCTACAGATACGAGTGCATGTGACATTAGAGCAAGAACGCCAAGTACTATTAAAGCTGCACCGTCCCATGAAGTTCTTTCAGCCCAGCGAGCAAGTACCCATGCTTTTACTACATTTAAATCTACCATTTTTGTTTCTCCTTTTGATTTGTATTTATAAGCTACTTTGTTATCTTTTAAATTAGGTTGTCTCTTTCTCATTTTTCTTTTCCTCAGGGTTTCCCCATACATCTTCCCATGAACCAGATAAAGCGCCTTTAGCGTAATCTGTTGCACGATTCTCGAAGAAGTTCGTGTGTGTTGGAGCATTAATCATCTCTTCAACCCAAGGCAATGGATTCTTTTTAACTTTATACACGCCTCGTAGTCCTAATGATATCAGCCTTCTATCACAAATATAACGAATGTACTGTTTAACTTGAGCTGCGGTTAAATCAGGCATATCGCCCATTTCAAACGCCAAGTCAATAAATTTATCTTCTAACTCAACCATTCTTTCAGCAATGGTATATATTCGAGATTTAAGTGTATCGTTCCAAATCTCTTTGTTTTCCTCTATATATGTCCTAAACAATTTAACCATCGATTCAGTGTGCATTGTTTCGTCTACAATAGACCATGTTACAATCTGTCCCATGCCTTTCATCATACCATGGCGAGGGAAGTTAAGTAACATAATGAATGATGAGAACAGTTGCATACCTTCAGTAAATGCAGAGAAGACTGCAATATGAGTTGCTGTTGATTGTTTATCACCATTACGACTACTAATATCTTTTACATAATCGTGTTTGTTTTTCATTGCTTCATATTCTAGAAACTCACCATATGTCGACTCAGGCATTCCTAGAGTTTCAATTAGATGTGAGTAAGCTGCAACATGAAGTGCTTCACGAGCAGCAAAACCCATTAACATCATTCTAACTTCTGGTTGTGGAAAATATGGTAAATAATTATTTACATAACCACCAGCAACATCTACATCACCTTGTGTAAAGAATCTAAAGATGTTTGTAAGAAAATGTTTTTGTGGTTGAGTCAATACTCTTTGCCAATCTTTTACATCTTCTGCCATTGGAACTTCTGAGTGTAACCAATGACTTTGTTCATGTTTTAACCAGGCATCATAAGCCCATGGATAATTAAATGGCTTAAAACTATTTCTGTCTTCCATTAAGTTCGATTGCTTTGCAGCTTTTCCAGTTTTCTCCATTATAGTAGCCATTATTTTGCCCATTCCTCTATTTGTTTAGTTGATAAAACTCCCGAATTTCTTTTAACTTCTGTTTCACCATCTAACATTAATAAAGTTGGTACAGAACGAATTTGCCATTGTGTTGCTAAATCTTCATCTTCGTCAATATCAATAACCTCTACAGGCAAATCAAGCTTGGCTGAATTCAAATTCATTTCTAATCCCTTACATGGTTGGCACCAAGAGGCTGTAAATCTTAATATTTTTTTCATTATTATCCTATTCTATTCGCAGGCGATACAAATACCATCGTCTTCTGCCAGTTGAGTTAAATCCAGTTCTTGAATTACCTGTCTTTCAATTTTCTTTGCTACTTTGTCAGCCTTACCAATTTTCTCTGAACGACAATAGTACATCGTTTTAAGTCCACCTTTCCATGCCATGTAATGTATTGCATGTACATATTTGATATTAGCATCTGGTCTAAAGAATACATTTAATGATTGTGCTTGGTCAATCCATTCTTGTCTATCAGCTGCATGTTGAATCAACCATCGTTGGTCAATTTCCATTGCTGTTTTAAATACATCTCTTTCCCAATCTGATAACTTATCTAGATGTTGCACACTGCCGTCATTAGCAATGATTGATGACCAAATCTCATCATAGTCCAGTTTACTATCTGCTTTACATTTATCTTTTATTATTTTATCTAAAAATTTATTCTTATGTAAATGAGAACCAGATAATGTGTCTTGTCTATAAGCATTAGCACGAAATGGTTCTATACTTGGTGAAGTATTGCCCATGATAATAGATGATGAGGCATTTGGTGCTATTGCCATAAGATGTGAGAATCTTCGACCTGTGCCTTCAGCATCTGGTGCTTCGCCTCTTGCTTTACCAATCTCTAGATTTGCTTCATCTAAAGTTGTTCTAATAGTTTTAAATATTTGTTTGTTCTTACTTACTGCTGATGCTGATTCCCATGGAATGTTTTTCTTTTGAAGATAAGCATGCCAACCTAATGCACCAATACCAATACTTCTTTCACGAGATGCCGAATAAGATGCTCTTGAAACGGAGTCTGGTGCATTTTCTATAAAGTAACTTAATACATTATCTAACATCTCAGCAATATCTTTTAGGAAATACTCATTCTTTTTCCATGTATCATAATATTCTAAATTTACAGAAGACAAACAACACACGGCTGTTCTTTCTTTATCTGTTGGTAGAATAATCTCTGAACATAGATTCGATTGTTTAATAGATAAACCTAAATCTTTTTGAAATTGTGGCATTTTATCATTTGATATATCAATAAAATGTAAATATGGTTCACCAGTTTGCATACGAATTTCTAGAATTCTTTGCCATAAATCTTTAGCTGAAACAACTTCTTTAATCAAACCACTGTTTGGGTCTTTTAGTTGCCACGAGTCATCTGCATCGCCATCAATCATACTTCTTTCGATGATTTGCATGAAATCATTTGTGATATTGATGCCATGGTGCATGTTTAGACATCTCATGTTCTGGTCACCAGTAGGTCTTCGCATCTCTAGAAACATCATGATATCTGGATGAGATATATCTAGATATGCTGCATAGGAACCTCTCCTTGTTCGTCCTTGACGGTATGCCAATGAAGAAGCGTCATATGTTCGTAAGTGAGGCATAACGCCAACAGACTTGTCATCTGATGACCGAATACCAACACCAATGCCGACACCACCACCTAACATAGATAGTGAGTTTACTTCTGAGAGGGTTGAGATTAGTCCTTCTGATGAATCATCTAGATAGGGTAGAAAGCATGATATAGGTAAGCCTCTTTTCGACCTGCCATACGATAAAATAGGAGTTGAATACGATAACCAATGTTGACTTGCATAATCATATAATCTTTGAGCGTGTTCTTTATTCGAACCAAATACGCTCGACACATATGCGAATCTTTCTTGAGGGCTATCTTCCTCTTCTTTCATGTAACTTTCTTTTAATCTCTTAAGACCTAACTGGTCGAATAAGGAATCTTTTGTAAAATCAACTTTAATACCATGAACAATGTTGTCCATTCATATACTCCAATTAAAAAACTTTAAATAAAAAACGCTAGGGCAACATCAATGATAAAATGTTACTTTCGAAGGGGATAACTTTACAAACATGAGCCTTTTTGGTGTTAGCATCTAAAATGGCGACTGGCCAATCGGTGTTATGGTACAACACACAATTTATTATTGACTTGATACTAGACTTTCTTCCAGTATACTAAATTTGTCTCTGCTTCCAAACCTGAAAAGGTATTACTACTTATAATATTTTCTATCTCGCTTACACTCATTCCTGATATAATCATGTCATTAATATCTTTTTTGCCGTGAAGTGTTGTAGGCCAAATTACCACCTTCTGTTGCGAACTTACTGCAACTTGCATCATCTTCACAATCTCTTTGTTTCTTGGTTCATTATCAAAGATAAGTACTTTACTAGCACATTCGACACTTTTAGACGCTAAATATAAATTTGCATCGCCAGATGCCAAACAATTGTCTAGGAATAAACTATCTAGAGGTCCTTCTACTATCTTTACTGTTTTTGATAAATCAATTCTATCTAAACCAAAAGCTAACTTCTTATTACTTTCAACAACTCTCATGGTAACATAACGAATGAGTTTATCATTAGATTCTAATGCACGACCTGATACAGCAATTAAATTATTATACTCATCATAGAAAGGAATTACCAATCTAGCATCATCAACTAATGGTTTGTCATGATTAGGTATAAGGTCATCAATAAACTGTTTATACTTTGGTGCAAAAAGTAAATGAGACCAGAACTTTTCTGGAATCTTTCTACCTTTTAGATACTGAACACACCAATGTTCTGCAGATAATTGATTACACCATTCTGCATGGTCAAATGATTTTTGTTTTTGTATCTTATCAAATCTTGGTGGTGGTATCTCAAATTTAGGTTTCTTATAATTTGAATTGCCAACCTCACCAGCTTTATATCGCTCTAGTATATATTCTTTATGTAAAGTCTCGTCTATAGACTTAATAAGATTACCAACAGTAGTACCTGAACCACAATTATGACACCTATAAAACAAGTTATTTGCTTTTTGGTAAACATAACCTCGTGCTTTAGATTTATTCTTTTGTGAATCGCCACAGAAAGGGCAAGAAAAATTAAAGAGATAACTATTCTTCTGTTTGAAGTTTCTCAAACGGTAAGAGACCATCTTTGTATATTTAGAATCTATTATCAGTGACATTGTGTAATTATAACAGGTACTGCTAGTTATGTCAAGTTAAAAGAGGTCAAATACCTCAAGTTCGCCGAGAAGAAAAGCAAGTGCTAAAACAACACCAAAAAGAAAGAATTTAACTCTATCTATATCAGCCCATTTTACAAATGGATTTTTATCATCTCTTTTATGTTTGATTAAATCAGTTTTAAGTGCATCTAACTTGTCTGTAAGTCGGTCTTCTGTTTGGTCTATTCTATCGTGAATTTCTTTAGAAGTTGAACTGATTCTAGCATGAATATCTCTAATATCTTCATGTAAAGTATCTGATATTTTCTCTTGTTGGTCATGTCTTTGTTCATGTAGAGAAATCATTTTAACTATGTTTTGATTTGTTTCTTGAATCTTATCTAGGGTGATTGTAGTTCTATCAAATAAAGATTCACATTGTTCTGCATCTCTTTTCAACAGTTCAGTGGCTATTTTTAATTCCTGTATATCTTTATCTGACATTACGAATCAGTATTCTTAGTTTTTTTAGAATATGCTTGTGTTCCGTAAAATGCCGCTACAATAGCTGCAACTGATACAAAGTATGTGGCTGCCATATCTCCTAATATCTTCGCAGCGCTATCTAGACCAAATGCTACTGCTAGAACAACTGCAAATGGATATAATAACATGCCGGCAAGAGCAAACCACGCCATGTTCCTTTGAGCGTCTTCTTTCTTATCTTCATTCTCTAATCTTATTTGTCTTTCTTCCAATTTAAATTCCTCATCGCTAACGATTCCATCACCATCTGAATCAAACTTAGCATATTTAGATTCTTTATCAAGTTTCTTTGCTACCATGGTTTCCCCTAAATTAAACTACTAGAGACCCAACAGATATTAATGTAGAGATTAATCCATTTAATTTAGTTCTTACCTCAAGTTCACCGGCTGCTGCTTCTACTACTTTTGTATTCTCCAAATCTACTAAAAGTTCTTTGTATTCATCAAAAGATAATTCTTTTGCTTCAAAGAGCTCTTTAAAGTTTTGGGCCTGCACCACTAAATCAACAACACTATCGTTGTCAGACTTAAGTAATTCTTCTAACTGTTCTTCTAGACTTTGTATATAATTACTCATCTTGGTTTTCCTCCAACAACATTCTGTATTGTTACTGCATTTTTATTCAACAATTCAAATTTAAGTTTACAATATGTTTTACTTACATTTGGGTCATTATTATATTTGATGTGTAGACCTTTTGAAATCTCTAATAATGCACCAGACATTGTTATTGTCTCTTCGTTGTGTGGTATTGAATTAGTATAGTTATTAAACTCATTCACTTTAATCCACATTTTGTTGACCAGAGGTTTTGCATATTTTGTACCACAATGCTTTTCACCTAAAGCAGAACTTGTTTGTATCTGGTTGATAATATAATACTCATTGTTATCAAACTTAGCCATTTGATAAGCATCTAACAAAGCACAACCTTGTAATACGAATACTGCCAGTAGTATAATTAATTTTTTCATTTATTTATTCTTTTTTGTTGGTACAATTTTTAATTTAGGTGCTTTTTTAGCTGGTTTTGTTTCTACAGCTGGTTTAGGTCTTAAAATTCTCATGTGTTTCTCCTTTGTGAATATCTATTTATCTTGCTTAGGTTCATAGTATTCTTTATATTTAATAATAATTGTTTTTTGTGACTTTATATAATTTCTTATTTCAGCCATTGTTATAGATAGTTCTTCATATCCTTCATCAGTCAAACCAAATAATACTAAATCAATTTTCTTGTTTTTTAGTTTTGCAAATACTTCTTCTGCATTTTCTGGAGTCACAACATACCATTTAGGTGCTCTTGGACTTAATTGTGTAGGATTGGGGAGATTTAGAGGAGTTCTTTCTACGGCCACAGTCTTAATTTCTATTGGTTTTACATCACTATCACCAAATAAACTAAATGAGGCACACCCCTGTAAACTAAGGAGTAGTAGGGATATAATTAGGATTTGCAATCGATTGGCATTCACGGTTTGTCTCACTGGTTAATTTAGCGTTAAGTTCTTTTTCAGTATGTGGAGCACCAGTCAATATTTCTAAACATCGAACTGCATTTTTTGTTCCACGGTTAATCAATCTCTGTATTACTTTTGGTTTAACAGCGGCGAGTGTGCCAAAATCTCTTTTATCGCCATTAGCTTTGACATTAAATTTATCTGTCAATTTTTTAATTTCTTTCATGTTTTCTACATTTTCATCTTGTAGTTGTTTATTAATTCCTTGAATCATTGCAACATCTTCTTGCATTTTATCAACCAAATATTGTTGTTCTTTGATACCTTCTTCTAACTTGGCACTATTAGCTTTACTGA